CCTCTGCTGATGTACCAAGACTAGATGCAATTACATCAAATTCTTCTGGAGGGAAGAAAGAAGATGCCCATGCGTTGACAGCATTTATTCTGTCATTAGCATTTTCACCCAATCTTTCTACTTCTGCATCTAAATTTGGTTGATTACCCATCATAGTATCAATGTATTTATTAATACCATCTTGAAAATCTTCTTGTGAGTATCCTCTTTCATGACATTGCGCTCTCCACCAATCAGTTAATGGATTAGCTTCTACCATATCTTCTGTTACACCCTCTACTAATTTAGGTAATTCATACCCAGATGGTTCTTCAGGTGCAAGTTCTCTAGCTTCTTGTGTAAGTTCAGCTATTAAACTTTCTCTCATTTCATCTTTTTTACCACTAGCAAACTTTTCTAAATGGTTATAAGACTTAGCCATATCTTCAAGATTAATTTCTCCTGTATCTGCATTCCAAAACTTTTCAGGAATAATTTCAGGTCTATCCATTACCTCTTGTTGTTCTGACGTTTCACGTGAAACATCTTCTGTTTGTTGTTCAACAGATTGCTCGACAGGTTGATCTGTTGATTCTACTGCTTGTTGTTCTTCAGCCATTGTTATTCTCCTTTACCATGTTTTGACTAACACCTTTGTTAACTCTGCGTTGAATAAGTCCTACTAAATATCTCTGTCCCTCAAGATGTCTCAATGATTCATTGGATATCTCTGGTCCAGCGACTGCGTCTAGAGTTAGAGTTTTAAGATACTTTAAGATTTCGGAACCACCTGCTGTGTTGAACATTTTGTAAAACAAAGTATTTAAGTTCTCCTCATCTTTAGTGTTTCTTTGTATATTATCTAAACCTATAAGAGTGTTGGGCTTTTTCTCTGTCATAGTTTCTCCTATTGTTCAGGAGGTGTTTCCTCCTGTGCTTGTTGCATTTGTTGTTGTTGCATCATCTGTTGCATTTGTTGTGCAGCAGCCTGCATTTCTTCCGTAGAACGTATAAGTTCTTCTGGAACACCTAGCTTTTTAGCTACATACTTGGCTACTTCATCCTGTTTTATTAGAATATTAGCAAGTTCTGGACCTACTCTACCTTGTATCATAGCTAAAAATCTGTCAATTGTGCCTACATCTTGTTGATGTTGTGCTTGTGCTAGAGGGCTAGATGACTGTATTTTAACCTCTCTGCCGTTAATTAATGGTATTTTTATCCTACCTTGTTTCTTTAGTATATAAACTACTCTCTGTAATACTGGTGTAACTAGCTCAGATTGTAGTCTGCCAAATGCTGCACCTATTTGTCTGGACAAGTCTGCTTGTCTTTCTGCTACCTCAGTAGCTGACATTGGTGTTTTTTCATTAGCGTTACCTAACATATCATTATATAAGGCTTTCTTAATATTAGTTCTCATATCTCTTAATACTAGGTCACTTACATTGAAGTTACCTGCTGGTGCTATTGGTGTAAGACCAGATGATCCTGCAGCTTTAGGAATGATGGTGCCGGGTATGAGTGAGACATTATCCACGTTTATTACACCATCATCTTCTACTTGATACATACCTGAGATTGCCATTTGTGCATTCTCTAAAATTAATTCTACTACTAGATTTGCTGTCTTAATTGCTGGTAGTGCTAGTTGTAATGGTCCACGACCATAGGTTTCACCTGCACATTTGCTCCATCTATAGATAACATATGGGTTAGAACCTAGTCCTTTGTAAGTTTCTTCGTAGATTTTATGCTCAAATTCTTTAGCAATAGCACAAAAACGATGCTCTTCTTCCTTATTATTGTAGTGATTTTTGTAACAAACCTCTATTATTTCGCATTCTTTGTCTGGACTTTTCTCTAATGCCATCAACATTTTTTCTGATAAGTCACCTTTTGGATAGGCAACTAATAATTCTTTCATACGAATCATACGTCTTCTGTATACATGATCGACTTTGTCATCATGTCCAGATGTTAATACTGCTTGTGGTAATGGTATTGCTTTAAATCTTATAGGATTTATTGCATCTCCCTCTTCTACTAATAATATACCTGTGCCTAATGCTATATCTAAAAAGGATTCATGCACCTCTTGAGCAAAGTTTGAGTTCTGTAATATCTCGAATACATACTCAGTTACTTGGTCTAATACAAGATTAACTTCTTTTTGTTGTTCTTTAGGTACTTCACTACCTGCTACAAAATCAGCCCATCTTGCATAGTTTGGTACAATTCCTGACTGTAAACGTGATGCAAACTCTTGTACGCCTACTACAGCTGTCTCATCAAAGATACGATCCGTACGCTTTCTACCTTGTGTTTCTGTATAGAAACTCTCTCTTTGTGGTAAAGCATACTCATAGCATTCTTCAAATATGCTATTCCAATTATCCTTAATAGTCTTGGCATGTTCATATCTTTTAAGCAATTGCTTAACAGGATCAGACAAATAGTCTATCTGTGGGGTTGTTTGAGGTTCAAGCATTTATGCTCCTAATGTTTTTTTAGACATCATATCCTCTGATACAGCAAATCCTCTTCCACCTCTAGGTCCAGAAAGCAATGATGCTCTACCTGCTTTGCCTGTATAAGCTTGCAATCTGTTTTCAAAAGCTTCTTCTTTTAATCTTTTAGTTTCTTGAGATTGTTCTAATCTCATTCTTCTTCTAGATTCTCTTGCAGCCTCTTCCTCAGCAGAATTATCTGGTGGTGGTGGTGGAGGCGGAGTGCTTGGTCCACTAAAACTACACATATCTATCTTCTCCTATCGTAAACATTTCTGGGTTTTAAATCAAAAACGTTAAAATTCTTTTTTGCAACTACAGGTTTAGCACTTTTTGTACCTACGGTCAATGATCTTCCCTCCCCTGCGCCCAATAACATATACTGAAGCGCGTCATGTATATGCGAAAATCTGTTCTTATTGGGTTTATCATCGTATCTTTCCCCTGAAACTTGCATTCTTCTGTAATGGTATCCTCCATCAAATCCTTTAATTATGTTAACACATTTTGGATCTATCAACATTCCGCTTTCACCATCAACCATCCTTGATAAAGTAGCATTAACACTCTCTAATCTTAATGTAACGTCATTAGAATGTGTTGGTCTTGCTGTAATTCCTCTGCCTTTTAGTATCTGAAATGGTGTAGATTCATCTGTCTGCGCCCTATGGTCACCAGCTGGATCGCCAAATATTGTAAAACTTCTAGGTAAATACTCTGCCATTTTCTGTTTCATTAAATCAGAAAACCTAAGTATACCCATATCTTCAGCTACTAGCTCATCAATGATAAGCCACCTACCACGTACTCTTTGACCGAATACACATGCTGGAGTGAGCCCAAAGTCTATACCCATGTAGATTGTTGTGTCTTTCATGATAGCAACATCAGACTTAGCAACGTGTACATCACGTCTGAACATCTCATATACAGGCTTACCATCCTCTATTTGCCCTAGTTTATTGAGTACATAGACATCAATCCATGATTTAGTCTTACCTCTGATGATAGAATCATAGTAGTTTCTTGTAAGATTCTTTCCGTTTTCTTTATCTTTATTGTCTTCGTATGTGTCTAGATGTCCCTCTTTATCCATAACCTCTAGCATTGCTGGTGGTTGATTAAAGAATCTCCATGTATCTGGCTTAACTAACATCTTAGCTTCTTGCTTAGTTATATAATCTGGTAGTACAGTTTCACCTGCTAGGATTGCCCACCAATGGTCTGTATCTGGCGGGTTGGTATCTGCTATAACACCATACCAGCTAGGACCACCATCACGCATACTAGGATAACGTCCAACACGCATAGTAGTTGCATCCACAATTGACTTAGGTATCTCTCTTGCTTCATTGATCCATACTCCTGTTAACTCTAATGATAGCAGTTTCTTTACATCTTCTGGTCTATCAAGGGCTAAAAAGATAACTTCACAATCTATATCACCTTTTTTTATATGATGTGTATAGGGTACTGACCACTTAAATGGTCCCCATTGTTCTTCAGGCATCCAGTCTAGCCATGTTTTTATAGTTGTTGTTCTGAGTTGTGGGTTAGTATTTCTTATAACTGCCCATCTAGATTTACGTTTACCGTCTGTTCCAACCTTTTGTGTCAATGCTCTGCGTATTATTTCAATACAACATGATACTGATTTACCAGAACCTACTGGTCCACGTAGACCACGAAAGAACGAATCG